AAGATAAGGTCACACCGACCGACATATACGCCGTTTCCGCGTTCCAAAATCCGTTCCAATAGTTTCCTCATTCCAAATAAAAAAGCCCCGCAAAACGCCAAATACAGCGTTCTACGGGGTATTTACTGCCGGCAGCGGGGGTCGAACCCGCACAAGGTCGGCGTGTATACGTACGTATAGCGGAATCGTGCCGAATATCATTCCAATCCAATAAAAAAAGAGGGAGCCGAAGCCCCCTCGATTATGTGAAAAACGTATGCTAGCAGGAAACGTTCTTCTCACTGTATCATATTGCCGTCTTTATCAAAGACGTGGTATCCACTCCAATTCTGAGCGCACGCCTTTGCATTTTCAAGGACCGAAAACGCACCCTTTTGCGTGTCGGCCTCCGCCCATGACTTCCGCACACGGTACATCTGCGGCTTATCGTCATATGTGGTAGATTCGGAAAGGCTCGCTTTGAACTTGTCCCACTTGGGAGCGTTGTCACCCGCATAGCCATACACGGCCGGACAGTTCTTGCCGTTCACATCGTAATGCCGAATGACGTTGGCCTGCTTCACGCCGTACTCTTCCATCAGGTACTTAACGAGGATCCGTGCCGCCTCGATCGTGGCATCGTAGAAAACCCACTCATCACCCTGTTTATGCGTGCAGAGCTCAATGCCGATGGAGTTGGCGTTCTTGCATCTGCCGTAGAACGTCCCGCCCTTGCTCGACTGCCGACCGCCTCCGCAGTGCCATGAATAGTAGCGCTTGAGGTCGGGGTTGTACTGCCATATCTCGCCGTTCTGGCCAATAAAAAAGTCAGCCGAAGCCGACCTGTTACCGCCATTGAAGTAGTCGATATTGTTCTTTGCCGTGCCCTCTGCCCCCGTGTAGTGGATGACAATATACATGATCGGGTCGGACCGTTTGCTGACGTTGTACCCTTTAAAGTTCGGGTTTTGATGAATCACTGGAGCACTGGGAATCTGCTCCGTGCCGTCCGTCTCAGTGGCATAGCACTCAGAGTCGAATCTGTACGTCTTGCCGTCAATGGTCTTCGTGCAGTTGCAGAGCGCCTTGCCCGATGCATCCAAATAGCACCTCTTGCCCTTGTAGTCGAGCCAGCCTGTCAGCATAACGCCATCTGTCGGGTCGAGCCAGTACCAGTATCCGTTTACTTTCGCCCAACCGTGCACACGATAGCCATCAGCATCGAAATAGTACCACTTGCCCTCGATTTTCTTCCAACCTACGGCCCACGAACCATCCGCGAACTGATACCAATAGCCCTTAGCATTATGCACCCATCCTTCCGGAACTACTCCCGTATAGGGCACCTCAAACGTCCACTTAGAGCCATTCTGGGCGACAGTCAGAGTCTTGTTAGCAGCTATCATCGTGATTTCGTGGAATGGACGCAGGCAGATAAAGCCCTTGTTTTTGCAGTAGAGTGCGCCCCAATGGCTAAACTCATCACCGCCGATGGAAGTGCCGAAAGCCTCAGCATGATTGTACCAACACAACTCCGCTCCTAAATCAGCAAGGCGATTCGTTGCCTCTGTCGTGCAAGCATTTCCATGATGAGGAACCTTGAACACTTTGATTGTGCCGTATTTATTCGCAAGGTACGAATTGACCGCATTGATCGTGTCGCCACTGGTCATGTAGTAGAGGTCGGGGAAGTAGCACACCAAACTGGTGTTGTTGACCTGATAGTCCACATTTTCGGAAGGCCTTACGGACCGCCTCCAAATATCGCACACAATCGTGCCTACTTTAATCCGCGTCACCTTGTCGGCGGGCGGGTAGGTGATGGACTTGTGCATGTTGGTGGCTTGCGCAATCCGCTGACTAGCGCGGGAATAATCATCCCTTGCATCACTGTCGCGGAGTTTGGTCAAGTCAGCGGGCGGAGGACAATAAATCTTGTCCACGATGAGGGAAGACTCCAAAAGGAGTTTCATGCCCCTGTCGTGGTCGTAGTGCCAGTGACTCAGAATATATGTAATGTGGCTGATGCCGTGTGCCTTGCAGTATGCTATCGCCTGATCACAGAGGAAGTCCTCTCCACCGTCAATAATGATGCAGTTCTTGTTGTCATCGTGGATGACCTGACAATCCCCTCGTCTGTAGGCGTAGGACTTTTGAGGCATGGACGGAATCCAGATGGTAATCTTACTCACTGATTATCACCGCCCTTGTTGTATTCCGATGTGGAAATGTGCAGGCACACACCGAGAAACGTGTCGATAGCCATGATGGTGGCGGGAACTTCACCAACATACGGGAAGCCCCAAATCTTGCCGAGAGTGGCATAAAGGACAGCCAGCGCTGGCAGGATCGTAAGTGCGATTTCTTTCAGAACGTCATAAACTTCATTGCTCATCTTAAACATGATTCCCTCACTTTCCGTCATTCTCGAGTGCCTCGACTTTTGCCTCAAGGACAATCACTCTCTTTGTCAGTTCTGAATCTCCGTCCATTTTCTTTTCGAGCTGCTCCAGTCGATAAATGATCAGTTTGTTGTTATATACTGCCGTGATTACTGAGACGATAATCGCTGATGCGGCACTGATAAGTCCGCAGATTATAGCTGTGTCCAATGTTCTGCCCTCAAATGAAAAGAGGACCCGAAGGCCCTCTGGTTAATAGTTGCTATGTGACTAAAAATCAGTAACGGCACTCAAATGAGAGTGTCCGAAACTTCCAAACCTTTCGGTTTCAATGACTGTCAGTGTGTATTGATGTGCATCAATGCGCATTTAAAGTTTGCTTTAACTCATTTGCATGAGTCTTAATATCAGCTCGTCAATCAGTCGCTTTATGAGTTCTGCGATTTCTGATGCAGTCATTAAAGCGATTTGCTCGTCACTCATCTGCGTCAAGGAGAGCCTGCACCTGTGCTCTCCACCTCATTGGCACATCCTCGATAGTCAGCTCTCCTGCTTTAATTTTTCTATAGTAGACTTTTGCCATTAGTCAAGTACCTCCGCCAGTATGTCTGCAATCTCGATCAGTGCATCGGCCTGCTCGCGGACCTGTTCGTCGAATGTCTTATACACCTCGTACTGCTCCAGTGTCATCTGCCATTCGTCGTATTCCCAGTGTGCAGGCTTGTCTTCCGTCTCTTCGATGTACTCAAACCCTTTCCGGACGATCACATATCCGTTCCCGAGTTCTTTTTCGAGAGGCTTCGCCGCCTCCCCGTTTTCCGTTCTTATCCACATTGCTTATGGTCCTCCGTGTGTCCCTGATATTGACATATGGCCTTATATCATCTTCGAAGAAGTGCGTCGAATCGCAATGCGTGGCCCACCCGATCTGTGATGTAAGCGATCTACATTGATGCTCTGTGGCGTAGCCCTGCTTATAGATCTTTTTGGCGAGTCTCTTTGTGTGTAGGTAAATCCCATCTCTCAGTATCGTCGCATCCTTGCAGAACTTATAACCGCCGATATCGCACCAATACGTCCCGCTAATCATCTGCCACTCACCGGCCACAAGCTCGTGCTTCCCGATCTTCTTGATCTCCCACGTCGGTTTGATCTCGAGACCGTAGTTTTTCTGCAGATACTCTGCTATCGCATGCACAGCTTTGTCCAGGTCTCTCTTTGAAGTCCCGATGAGCAATATATCATCTATATATCTGAGCTGATGACGTACGTAATTGATGCGTTTGCCCCTTCTGGCCTTGTAGAGCTGCTGTGCGACAAACCAGTCCAGCTCCTCCAGGTACAGATTTGCAAGCCACGGCGATGTGTAGTATCCAACAGGGCATGCCATCGGCGCCGAGTCGATGATCTGCCCCCACGCCCAGAGCGCATCTTTGTCTTTGATCTTGCGTGCGAGTTTCTGCTTCAATATTTCTCCGTCGATATTGTCAAAAAATTTCCTTATATCGAGTTTGACGAAATATCTGCACTCAAGGTCGTCCCGGAACCAGTGATTCACTTTTTTAAGTATGTGCTTGATTCCTCTGCCAGGAATGCTGCCGCAACAATTCGGGTGCATGCCACGCATGAAGGCTTCCATGCTCCCCTGCATGAGCATGTGGGCTACTATGTGGTCTTCAAGCGTCGGTATGTAGAGGTCTCTCCACTTTCCTTTGCTGCTTGCCCTGTTGCGGCAATATTGTAGCCTGTGCCTGGGTGGAGCATGTTTCCACGTTTTATTTTGCAATTTCAGGCAGATCGGTCTGACATATTCTCGGGCTTTGCCGATATCTATCTGCCGCCACCTTTTGCTGTCAGTGCTCAACAGCATTTCGACCTCGCGTTTTCCACGTTTGAATCTTGTGCCTTCTATGACTGCCCTTAAAGCATTGTCTTCGCTGGTAACTTCAGGCCATATGTTACGTTGCCTTTTCATTCTTTGCTTATCCTCGTGCGTTTCGATTTAATCTACTAAGCTCGTACAGTACGGACTATTTCAGTTCACGGAACCAAGGAAAAGAGGACGCCCACCTATTCGGTGGAGTCAGAGATCTATGAGGACGGCGCGGTATGATTGGCGCCGCTCTGCAACTGTGCGGATGATAAAGGTCGCCGCCATAATTCGCATTCCCGTTCGCCGGACCGTTATTCCCGTTGAAATACGAGAAACCGTCGTTGGAACCGTTGTTCCAGTTACCGCCAAAGCGGACAGAACGAACAGTGTAGGAATTGACGAGGTTCGCGATGCGCCCTCAATCCCTTATCATTATCAATATTAAGGGGAGGTCCCCTCTCGGCGTCTACGCCGCCGACTCACCCCCCGGCCTGTATGAAGCAAAGGTCGCCGCCAAAATACGCAAACCCGGTCGCCGGACCGTTATACCCGTGGAAATACGAGAAACCGGCGGAGGAACCGTTGGCCCAGTAGCCGCCAAAGCGGACAGAACGAACAGTGTAGGAAGAGACGAGGTACGCGTA